ACGATTCAGATGTATCGGTTCTAATAAGAGCGATGTCTCTTGAAGACAGCTCTTTATTTGAAGTTCATAAAGATGGTACTGTCAACTTTACAGGCGCGCTTATGCAAAACGGAATTCCGTTTACTGGCGGTGGTCTATTTACAGCTGATAATATAGATAATGCTTATTTTGAGCCAAGAGATTTTACTGCTACAAATCCATCTGGTGGATTTGGTAGAATAGGTGTAGGAACTACTAGATCTAAAGCACGATTTGAAGTACATGGCGGGCCATTCCAGGTTAAAGGTCCATTTAATGGAGAAGCTGGTTATTCTGCCCAAACTTCGGGCGAGATTTCGATGACTAAAGATGCAAGTACTATATATGGTACTTTAACTAATTATGACGAAGCTGATATAGATTCAGATAAAGGCCCAAGATTTTCATTCATTCCTGGTAAAGCTGCAACTCGCGGTGGATATTTTACAAATCATAATGATTATAGCTGGAACAATATTGGCCAGTATTCCGCAGCATTTGGTAAAAATGTTAAAGCTAAAGCTGACTTTAGTTTTGTTGTAGGTGATAGTAGTAGTGTTAACACCGGCGCTACTAATTCAATTGCTATGGGTCAGCGCAATATAGTTAAAGGCGGAAATAACGTATTAATAGGAATGCAAAACTCAGATCGAAGTGGTGGGTTTGCAACAGCAATTGGTGTTAATAGTGTTCTTATTGGTCATAATAATACTACTGCCGGAAACAAAAGCTATATGTTTGGTAGAAACAATATAGCTTTGGCGACTGGTAATCAAACATTGTTAATTGGCGATAATAATAAGTCACTTGGTGGTGATTTTAATAATGTAATTGGTGTTAATAATACAGCCGCTGGAAATTCTTCATTCATATTTGGTTATCAGGATTCGGTCAGCGGTCTTTTAGCGTTTGCTTTTGGTTACGATAATAAAGTTTCTGGTAATCAATCTTTTGCTATAGGTCATGATCAAATTATTCAGGGAGCTAACTCGTTTGCTATTGGTGGCGGTGGTAAAGTTGTCGCCAATAACAGCATGAATATTAGTTTAAGACCATCGGCAGCAACTCCAGGTGCTGGACAACTATCAACTAATACACTTCGGAATATTGTAGGCCAAGTTGATGACGAAAATCTTTTAGCTATTCAAGGTGGTAACGTATCGATTGGTAGAGAATCTGATATGTTTGATGTATCTACTCAAGGTGCTGGTAATTTATTCGTTGGAGGCGATATTCTTTACGGCGGCGATGTAATGAAATTAAATCCGCTTGGCGGACCACCAATCGCCGGCAATCCATTTGAAGACAATGGCGCATTTATTGTTATGGCAACACCAAGGAATATTGGTGTCGGAAAAACAACTCCTAATACAGAATTTGATATTAGAGGTGATTTCCAAGTCGATGGAACTACATCATTAACTTATGCATCCACAGATTCTTCTATATTTGATTCGGCTGGTACCTTTCCAGGTAACACATATAATAATATGTTTATGTATAGCTCAGCAGCTGGGCTTATTAGAGCTGGTAAGGTTCTACTTGAGGAGCATGTAAATTCTGATTTAGGCATCTACTCTATAGGTATGGGTGAAGAGCCTTATGCTAGAGGTAAAAATTCTATATCTCTTGGAGAAAAAAATAAAGTTGGGCAAAGAATAAGTCAAGGAAAGATAGTACTTAGAGGCACTACTACCACTACACAAGGTAAAAACAGTGTTGCTATCGGTAAAGAAAATATTATTTTAACAGATAATAATCTATTTCTTGGCCAAAATAATATTCAAGACTCAATAAATAACGGAACACATCTTTATGCTATAGGTAAAGATAATCTTTTCGGACCAAAGCGGGCAAATACTTCTACAGTAAGAAGTACAAATAAATCTTACGTAATAGGAACAAGTAATACTCTTTATACAAATGGAAGTCAAAATTTTATATTTGGCGAAAGCAATGAAGTTTTCCATGATAATTTTACTAACAATTATATTATTGGCGCTGGTTGGAAAGATTCACATTCCGTCCATCATGTAAATCCACAATATGGTGGAATAACTGGCGGTGGAGCTAAAAATACAACTTTCATAGGTGGAAATGCGTTTATTCCTACAGGATTAGAAAACGGCATTGTGATTATGAAGCCAGCAATTTTCAACGATTCTGGATCAAGTCTTTTTGATAGTGCTCTTGTTAATAAAGGTTTAAATAATACCAATATTATGATTGGTAAAACTGCGCAGGTTGCGCATAATAATTCTGCAATTTATAATTCTGGCTTTAATAGAAAATATACATTAGATATTCACGGTGATGTAAATATTGATAGTGGTGCTACACTTCACATTGGTGGTCTTAATATTAAAGACTTTATTGCTGGAACTGCTCCAACAATTATTGTTACTGGTGTAATAAAAACATCCACAGTTGCTACACAAACGTCAACGTTTACTATTTCTTCAGCTGCAACCGCAAGCGTAGCCATACCTACTGGTACTGGCGGCCATTTACTTGGATCAGCCGGTGGTGGGGGTACTGGATTAGGTGTTAAATTTAGTAACCTTACTGATGGAGCTGGTGGACCTACTAGTAGTTTTAATTATACGCCTGCTGCCGATAATGTATATTTTGTTCAAGAAGTTGACGCTGATAATTTTAATTTATTTACTGATAGAACATGTACTACCGCACTTGATACTTCAAGCGAAACCTTAGTTGTTCCAAGTGCCACCCCAGCTGGATCATATGAAGTTGTAACAGTTGTACAACCTGTTTCTGGCGCTTCAGCAGCATGGGCACTTGATACTACTGGAACAAATTTAACAATTACCACAACAGCAGCTCATGGACTAATAGTAGGTGATGGTGTTAGATTATCAGGTATTACTGGCGGAACATTTACAGATCTAAATGGAAATACATATTTTGTTGGACCTGATACAAATGGTGATGGATTACTAGATGCTGGGCATGCAAATAAATTTGAATTATTTACAGATGATGTATTAACAATTCCAGTTTTAAGCGCAGATTATACTGGAACTCCAGTTACTACTTCAGCAAATTATATTCATGTCATACCTCAACAAAAAACTACTTCAAGTGCTAATTTAAATGTTCTAGGTGCATTAACTGTCGGTGATAGCGCTACTGTAGAAGGGTCAGTTCATTTTAGACAATCTGTTTCAGGCAGTACATTTACAATTGGTGATAATCCTGGTACTGGCGAAAGAATGTCATTTGACAGTTTTGTTGTAAGACCAACTGGTGGACTTATTCCAATTTTAGAAACTCATCTTGATTCGGCATATGTTCAAGCAAGAGTTTCTATTGATAACTTCTGGGCATTAAAAGGTGGCAATCAGCTTATTAATCACCAAAGCCCTAGAACAAATCCAGTCGTAATTAATAAAAATAATATAGATGCTGATGCGGGTTATGAAGAAGTCGATGCAATTGGTAATGCAAGATGGCAATACCAGCTTGATATAGATGGTAAAGTTAGAATAGATATTCCAGTTGATTATGCTTCTAGACCAGCACAAGACGCGGTTTCTGAACTAGCTGCAGTTAATCATAAATCTCCTATTATTACTACTAATCAAGCTGGAAACCCAGCTGCTTGGCCAACTCAAGACTATATCTCAACAATTGTTACTAGTGATTATGTGAAAGATAGAATGAATATTGACTCAGCAATCATTGCTTCTGTCATTGATTCTGGCTATATGAAAACTATTATTAGTCCTAACTATATTCTTAATCATGCTAATGATAGTTCACATTGGAGAAGATCCGCTGATGGCCACACTCTTTATTTTGGCGGACTTGGATTTAATAAAGGTACTAATGTTGCAATTGGTGCAGATAGTGCTCCTATTAGTCTTCCAGGATCTAAGCTATACGTTAAAGGTGATGTAAGAGTTGATTCTGGATTTAGTGCTGGTGGACATAGTGTTATTGAAGGATCTAAGATAACATTAGATGATACATTTGTATATGATTTTACTGTAAATGCGGCTGATAGCTATTTCATCACGCATCCTAATTCACAAATTTATACTCAAGCTGCGCTTTCTTCAATAATGTTAAGCAATACTGATGCTGGTATGGCATATGGTGAATCTGCAGCATCTTTTGCTATCAGTGGAACACCTGGCCTAGACTCAGATTTTATGAGTGTAGTATTAGTTACTCCTAAACTTGTTACTAGTCCATTAAGTAGTGGTTTTGATTCTACTACTCTAACAAAAGGAACGTTTAACGCTATTGGAAATGGAATAGCTACCGGCGATTGGGTTTGGCAAAATGGTACTACTATTCAAATACGTGAGCAATCTATTCCTGGATGGGACAGTATAGGCGTTGATGCTTTAGGTGCTGCACGGGCTGGGATGACACATACTCATTCTATTGACATTATTAATAGGGGTTTACATACCGTATCACACGGTATAAGCGGTAATACACTCAGCGCGTTAAGACTTCAAGATAGTTCAAATACTATGATTGGATCGCCTTCTAAAGGTAAAATTCTTAACTATGTTAAAAATGGCTTAACACACGTATATATTAATGGCGATTTACTTGAATCTGGTGGAGAGAAATGGGAAGAAGTAACTAACTCTCTTATACACATCTATGATTCAGAAAATAATACGAGATTGTCAGTCGGTGATCAGATCAGAATTGAAACAAGAAGCAGAAAGAATGATGCATCTCTTACAATTAAAGGTCCTCTTTCCGTTATTGCCGATAGAAATCTTCGCAATCCACCAATTTTATTAAGTGGTAATTTAAATATTGCTAGCGAAGGTGATAGCGGTTCAGCAAAAGCTACTACACAGTTTACATTTGAAGATAGCGCTATATTTAAAACTGGATTTACATTAGACAGTGGTATTGGTAAAATCCAAAATGGCGGATTGCTATTTGGTTATAAAGAGCGCAGAGCCGATGACGCTTGGGTAGCGGCACATGGTGGAACTGTGTACAACGACCTTGCTGCAAAAACCATGACATCTGGCGAATCTGCTGAATTCTATTTTGGTCCATACTATCCAGGATCTTATGATTCAGCAAGAGGTTTTAATTTAGTTAATCCTTATGTTGGAAGATCTTTTGATTCTAATATTATAAGAATTGTCAATGATGATTATATTGGATCAAGAATTACCGATCCTTGGAATAGAATAGGCACATCTCCGAATCAACAAATATTCTACGATGAAGAAGGTGGAGTGATTATCGGTAAAAGAGATATGATCGATCCATTTGATCAAACTAGATTTGCCGTAGATTCTGGGAATGTATTATTTCTGAGCTCAATCCTAATTGATAGCGCTGATCATCCAAAAGCTGGTATAGTTCCAAGAACAGGCGGTGGTGAACAAATCGATTCTGGCGCAAGATTAATGTGGATTCCTGGCTATGGATCCTTTAGAGCTGGTTATGTCGATGGTAAAAAGGCAACTTGGGATAGTGGAGAAATTGGTATATTCTCACAAGGTATTGGTGCAAATACCTTAGCTACTGATCATTCAACAGCTATCGGTTATAATGTATCTGCTGGTAATGTTGATTATGCTTCTAATGGATATACAAAACAACCGTTACATACTACCAGAGTTGTTTCAATAGGACATACAATTACCAATCCTGGACAATTTAGTGTTGCGGTAGGTAAAGATATTACAAATAGCAATAAGCAAAATTCGCTATCTCTTGGTATCGGTATCACTAACGTAGGAGCAAAAGGTACATCTAAAACAGATGAAGGCGGAGTTGCAATTGGTAAAACACTTGAAACTGGTCGCGGCGTTGTAATTGGTAGAGATATTACTGGCGATGATGGCACTCAAACTGCTTACGTAGATAATACTGCTATTGGATCTTTACTTGTTAATACAAGTAAGAATGCCGTAGTAATTGGATATAATTTAAGTGGTGGAGAAGCAGGATTAAATATTGGTAGAGATAATTATCCTGTTTCTGGAACTACATCACCCGGTAAAAACTCTGTTTTAATAGGTCAAAATAATACTACTGGTGCTAATGGCTTAGCAATAGGCCATAGCTCAGCTGCTGGGAAAAGTGCAGTATCAATTGGTGCAAGCGTTGTTTCAAGCGGTACCACATCTGCTGCAATGGGTATCGGAAGCAAATCATCCGGTAATAACTCGATTGCAATTGGTTTAAATACCGAAGCAACTGGTGCCGGTAGTATATCTTACGGTGTATCTAATACAGCATCTGGCAGAAGTTCCACTATCTTTGGTAGAACTAATATTGGAAATGGTAATACCTCAGTTACATTTGGAGTTAGCAATACCACTGGTAGAGAGTCCAAAGTCTTTGGTACCGATAATACTACTATTTCTCGATCAGAAGTGTTTGGAGTTGCAAATAAAGATACATATAATTTTGCTACAATTTATGGTAGTACTAATGAAACTATAAACAACAATGCTAAAGTTTATGGTATTACTAATAAAAATATCGTATTTGGTTCAGAAATATATGGATCTTCTAATGAGAATTGGTATGCAACAAGAGTATATGGTTCAGACAATGTGAATCTTGCTGGTAGAACCAGTGCCGCAAATGGAGGGCAAGGTAACTATATATTTGGTGGGCAAAACTTACAAACTAAAGGCGGGAATATTTACGGCTCTCGTAATAACATTACTGGATTTGGTGATGCTTACGGAAAAGACAATATAATTACTGATTTTGGTTGGGCTTATGGTGATCTAAATACTATTGTTAATGGAGGTCATGCTTATGGTTACGAAAACACAGTTGACGGCGGTACATCTAATCTTGCTTATGCATTTGGTAATAAAAATAATGTAGGCGAAAATGCCTTTGCGGTTGGTAAAGAAAACGTTGTCAGCAATGGTGGTATGGCTCTAGGATCATACGCGCAAGCTTCGGCTGATGGGTCAGTGGCGATAGGTTCTGGTGTTGGAGTAACTGGAATAAATTCTGTTGCAATTGGTGCATATACAAGTAGTTCTGTATCGGCAACTGTTTCAGATAATAATGTCATAGCTTTGATGGGTGGATCAGTAGGGATTAATAAAACGAATCCTAACACAGCTTATATGGTAGATATTGACGGAAGTATAAATTGGACTGGCGATGCATATCACCATGGTCAAACTCTTTATCATTACATTAGAAACAGTGTTGCTAATCAATCTTGGATAAGATTTAATGCTGATGCGGGATGGGTCAAATCACATATTGATCCTACACACTATCGGGCAACCATGCCAGCATCAATGTATTTTTACAATGATGTAAATACTGGTTATCTTTATACAACTGCTCCAAGAGTCGGGATTAAAACTACATCACCTGGTTATGATTTAGATGTTAATGGTAGTTTAAATGTTCAATCATTATATTGGCAAGGTGATAAAATTCTTGATTCAAATCAAGGCAATCAAGTTTATCTTACACACCAGGTTGCTCAATTTTATATTGGCCCAGATTCTGCTACAGAATATTTTGATTCTGACTACGTATATGAAAGACAAGAGCAATATGGATTCGCAAAAGGTCAAAAGTATTACCAGGCGATTGATCAAAATTATATCATGGCAAATATTGACGACACCGCATATTTAAATTCCGATGAAGGAATCGGTTTAATTAATAAAATATTAGCTGACGGCAAATTCATGCAGCGTGAACTTAGCGGCGTATTTAATGGCAATCTTCCTGGCTTTAAAATGGGTATTGGCCAAATTGCTGATAACAATTATCATTTAATAGTTAAAGGTAATACAAAAGTTGTACCTGGAAATGGCCAAGCCGGAAATTTAGAAATTGGGAATATCGGAGATAATTCTAAGATAATATTGAATGGTGTTACCTTAGATACAGCAAATATTTTATCAAAAGACCTTGGTGGTTATATTGTTGATAAAAACGCTACAACAACTCGATCACCAATACTTTATGATCGCACAGCTCCATCTGGCAACTTTGCACTTGATATAGGCATACCTACTGGTGGCAAAGTTGCAAAAGACGGTATTAATATCGCTGCAGGTATGAAATATTTCATTAATGGTGTTGATATTATTGACGGCATTCTTGATTCAGACTTTATTAACAGAAGAGTACAAAAAGAAGATTTAATTGCTGATGGTAAACTCGACTCAGATCATTTTAAATTTATTATTGATTCTAAATATATTAAATCAATTGCTGATAGTGACTATATCGCATCAATAGCAGATAGCGATTATATTAGATCAATTGCTGATAGCGACTATATTAAATCAGTAGCTGATAGCGATTATATTAAATTTATTGCTAATAATGTTTACATTAAATCAATAGCAGATTCAGATTATATCAGATCAGCAGTAGATTCAGACTATATTAAATCAATTGCTGATAGTGACTATATTAGATCAATTGCCGATAGTGACTATATTAGATCAATTGCCGATAGTGACTATATCAAATCGGTAGCAGATTCAGGTTATATTAAATCAATTGTTGATAGTGATTATATTAAATTTGTAGCTGATAGTGACTATATCAAATCAGTAGCTGATAGTGATTATATTAAATTTGTAGCTGATAGTGATTACATTATTAATATTATTGACAGCGATTACATTAATCGTGTAACTGGAATTGGTACACGGCCTATTGATTTTGGTAGTCATAATATTACATTTAGATCAAGTGCAACTAATACAGGTGCATTACCTAATGCCTCTACACATACTGGTATGGTTGCAGTTACTACAGGTGATAATACTGCAAGAATAGCAAAAAGTGGAAATTGGCAAGGCATTCCGTTAGAAAATACTAACGTAACATTTAACACTATTCTTCCAGGTGCAGATAAATTATTTGATCTTGGTAGTTCAACCGCTGCATGGAAAGATTTATATTTAAGTGGTTCAACTATCCATCTTGGTGGAATAAGAATTAAAGACATTAATAACGTATTTACTACTACTGATTCTTTAGGTGTGGCTCTTCCAATTGATCTAAGTGGAGCAACTACCAAGAATCTTACTGAAGATTCAAATCTATATTATACAGATTTACGGGTTGATAGCAATATTACCGGTAAAGATCTGGATATGGGTGCGAATAAGATCCTATATTCTAATGTTTATGCGGCGCTGAGTGATCTTCCAAGTGCTTCATCTTATCATGGTATGTTTGCTCATGTACATGCAACTGGCAAAGCATATTTTGCTCATGCTGGCGCTTGGCAGGATCTTGCTTCTGGTGCTGATATTACCACTGCTATTAATAATTTAATTGATGGCGCTCCAGCTGCTATGGATACTCTGAATGAGTTTGCAACTGCACTTGGAAATGATGCTAATTTCTCAACTACTATTACAGCTCTTATTGGAGAAAAATATGATTCTGTTGGTATAAGAACATTAGTCGATTCAGATTATGTTCAATCAAGAGTTGTTCCGCAGGGGATTGATAGTTCAGCAGTAAGTGGTATGGTTGATTCAGATTATGTTCAAGCAAGAGGAATAACAACGCTCGGTGCTCTTACAGATGTTAATGCCCCATCTCCAACAAATGGTCAAGCATTAGTATATAATACCGCATCAAGTAAATGGATTCCAGGTGCTGCTTCAGGCGGTGCTGGTAGTGGCCTTGATAGTTCACTCACTATTTCTTTAATTGATAGCGATTATATTCAAGCAAGACAAACTTCAGGTAGTGGTTCTGCCGATAGTGCGACAATACTAGCTTTAATTGATAGTGATTATATTATCGCGCGGGCAGGGCAATCTGCATATTCTAACTTTAGATTTACTGCAACTGCTACTCAAACATCATTTACTGGAAATGATGTTGCTGGTAATACACTTGCTATAAATTCTTCGGGAGTGCAAGCATATCTAAATGGTTTCCACTTATTAAAAGATATTGATTATACCATAACTGGAACAACTACGCTAGTCCTTACTACAGGAGCAGCTTTAGGTGATGACTTAGTTATTACTAGTCTTAATGCTATAGTTGGCGGAGGAGGCGGAGGAGGTCTTAGTAGTAGCGCTGTTGTTAGTATAGTCGATTCTGCTATAGCTGCTCTGGTAGATGTTGCTCCTACAACATTAAATACCTTAAATGAATTAGCCGCGGCTATTAACGATGATTCGAATTATGCTGCTACTACAACTGCAGCTCTTGCAACAAAATTAGATAATACATCTTCAATTACTTTATTAGCTGATGTTCATACAGCTACACCAACTGAAGGTCAAATATTAATTTGGGATAATGGAAATAGTTATTGGGCTCCAGGTGTATTACCAGCTGGCACAGACTCAGCTGCTGTAACTGGAATGATTGATAGTGATTATGTTCAAGCAAGAGCATCAAGTGGAACATTTACAAATGCTGTCAGCTTTGCTAATTATTATTATGTAGCAGATTCTGGTCAAACAGTATTCTCTGGAAATGATGCTAATGGTGAAGCTCTTGCAATTGATACCGCTAATTACCAAGTATTTAATAACGGTATTCGATTAGTATCTGGCATAGATTATACAGTTAATGCTACTGCAAATTCATTAACTTTAAATGGATTTGCTGCTGATTCAGGCGATGATCTCGTAATTAATACTTTATCACAAACTGTTACGCAATCGCATATAGTTGTTGGCGATACGTTTATGAATACCTTTAAGTTTGTTGCTACAAGTGGTCAAACATCATTTACTGGTACAGATGCTAATTCAAAGACATTAGGAATTGATTCGAGTAACTTTAATGTATTCCAAAATGGTATTAAACTTATGGATTCAGATGACTTTACATCTAATCCAATAACCAATACTATTACGCTAACAACAGGTGCTTCCACATCTGATGAAATCACAATTACTGCAATTGAAAATAAAGCTTCAAATGTTACAGTAGATGCTGTAGCGCTTGCTGGATTAGTTGATAGTGCATATATTGCGGCAAGGGTATCTGCCGGGATAGATTCAGCCACAGTAATTTCATTAATTGATAGCGATTATATCTCTGCAAGGGTATCTGCCGGGACAGATTCGGCCACAGTAATTTCATTAATTGATAGCGATTATATCTCTGCAAGAACTACTGCTCTTGGTACTTGGACAGAAGTTACTTCCACACCAGTAACATTACTTACTAATCAAAGATTAATTGTTAATACAAGCACTGTTAAAACAGTTAATCTTCCAGTGGCTGCAACGCTTGGAGATGAAGTTAGAATTATTGATGGAACAGGCCAAGCTGCTACAAATAATATTACAATTGGAAGAAATGGTCATAAAATTGAAGGCGGAGATTCAGATTTAATAGTTGATGTTGATAGAGCAGCATTTGGATTGGTATATTATAACGTAGCTAATGGTTGGTTATTCACAGAGAAATAAAGGACAAAAGTAATGGTATCGAGAGCATCTCTTATCTCAAAAGCATTTGGAAAATCTGGCGCGCTGGCATCAATAGCCGATGAGTCATTAACTGCAGAAAATAGAAAAATAACAGCTAATTCTATGGCGGCAGGTGCTAATGGAATGAAAACTGTCACTGCATTTAGTGAATTAGCATCATTAACAGGAATGAAAGCTGGTGATAATGTTCTTGTAACTAATACTGATAAATTATATATTTTTGATGGCACAGGGTGGTATTTAATTGCTACTATTACAAATGCATCACCATCTGCAATTTCAGGAGTTAATGCAACTTATGATTTAGCGACTGATGGAACCGCGACCACAATTACTGCAGTTTCTGTCGACCCAGAAGGATTTCCATTAACTTGGTCTTATGCAGTCACAACAGGTTCTCTTGGTAGTACAGCAACTGTATCTCAAGCAGATAATGTGTTTACTATTACTCCATCCAGTACAGAAGCACATGCTGGAACTTTTAGTTTAACTTTTAACGTGACTGATGGAGTGAATGGAACTGTAACTGCAGTAAGTGGATTTACATTGGCATTTGCAAGTTGGGCAACACCAGCTATCGCTTTAGAAACGACAGCCGGCGCTGCAAACGGCACTACTTTTTCTCTTAATACTAATGGTAATAGCTTTTGTATTGCGGGTCAAAGTGGCACTTCCTACCCTGCTACAAAATTTTTCATATATAATCGTGCAAATTCTGGGACAAATCACTCATTAGCGCACACCGTTTCATCTACTCATTATGGAGGCAGGCAAGCAGATATGAGTGCAAATGGATTATATGTTGCTGCTATGCATGAGGATAATCAATATCTTGAAATATGGTATTACAATGGTTCGTCATGGACTCAACAATTTAATGCAAGTATTACATCACATACCAATTATGCAACAAGAGCCGCCATTTCTGGCGATGGTTCAACAGTTATGGTAGTAGATCACCAAAGTAGTACTTATGGAAACAGAGCAGGTGCAATTATAGTTTATAAAAGAACTGGTACCAATTGGGCATACGAATCAAAATTTGGACCTCATAGTTTTGTTGATAATGCACAAATGGGCGGTGATAATGCCTTTTCCTATTTTAACTCTGGAATAAGTTTTGACGGTAATGTAATTCATAGTGCATATATGTATCAGGCTCGTGCAGGCGAACACACTATCGCAACTCGCAGTGGATCAACTTGGACGACTAGAGCAGCCATTTATAATTCTGGGACAGGATTAAACGGCGCTATTTCTGGCGATGGAAACACATTTGTGTATGGTAATAAAATTTATGTCACAGCAGATAATTGGGTTAATAATTCTTTACAAGCAACTCTTACTCTCAACCAAACAACACAGATTCGTCCCCATTTAAGTAATGATGGAAATGTTGCTGCATTTGGCCAACAAGGTGGTGGTGGATCATCAAATGGTATAGTAGAATTTTTTAGGCGATCCGGATCAACTTGGACTAAAGAAGGCACTTATACGGGTCCAGCAAACACTCAAATGGGAAGAGATGTGCGATTAAGTGGAGATGGATTAACTGCTTGTGTTTATGGAATTGGATCAGGAGATCTTATGAAAGTATTAGTTCAATAACTGAACCTTAATATATTATCTATTCTAATTATATAAATAGTATTTTATACTATTAAGGAAATTCCTATTGGTAAATTATATTAAAAATTTAATAAGCGATTTATCGCTTCCATCAGATCCGGCTGATATCGATAATATAGCTTTTGTTAAAGAAGACGGATCTATTAGAAGTAAATTAAATTTAAACATCCTCCCTAGTAGGAGCATGTTTTTTTCTGGTCATAATTTATCTAATCCAATCGGCGCGCACTTAAGAATTGATAGCGCATTTAAAGTTCCAATTACTGGTTACGATCAAATTACTGATGATTTTAGTATAGATTTTTGGCAATTTACTACCTTAGATACACGAGATCACGCATCGGTTATTTTTGATATTGTAGAAAATGATTCAAGTATTGGTGAACCAATAAATTTAATTCCAGATAGAAGTCATTCAATTAAAATAGCAGGCGGTGAAGTACAAATTGATAGAGGTGTTAATCCTTACAATGATTCTTGGGGAGGAAGCTCATATTTATTTGGAAAAAGTTTACATGCCACCACCTCACATCCTTCAGGTGGATATACAACTCCTTCAATTTCTCCTATAACAGACACTGTTCATGAAAGAGCATCTCCGGATGGAAAAGATTCTGGGATGTATGCTATATTTTCATCTGATGCACTAAGTTCATCTAAATCAACTCATACTACAATGGGCGCTTGGTATAGAAAAAATGATAATTTAATATCGAATACGACAATAGGCGATAATAAACATACTTATAATACTTCTAATTTTTCCTATCAAAGTCTAGACGACGGCTTAGATAATATTGCAATGGTACATACAGATGGTATTCGTATTAGAGGTTTAGACTGGTCTTATCACGATAGTGCACCATATGAATATAGAATTGGAAATAATTTAAAATGGGAACAAATTACCACTGATATAGATATGACAGCTCCAAAAATGGGTTATCTTTCTGTTAGCGATCCAGTTAAAGAATATGATTATCTCAGTGGCGGGTATTTAGTTCCTGACAGTGATAGACTATATGCCACAAATGATGTTATGAATAGTTCTTATCTTACTGGTAAACGCAATATTATTACTAACAATTTTGATGTTTATAGCGATGCAACTTTTGCTGCGTATTTTTGGATTGATAGTTCACCTATTAATGATAAACTTTTATTTAAAGCGGGTGGTGATGATGAAGCTTTAGAGCTAAAAGTAATTAATTCTGGTGGTGCACCTAAATTAAATCTTTCTGCTGGAAATGGAGCTTTATCATGTGAGTTGCCTTTACCAACTACTTCAGGTAATAATAATATTGAAATAGATTCTGATTATACCGAATATCCAGTTCCGTCTGGAGCCTCTAAAAGAAAAAGAGGAAATAGATGGCATGAAGTAAGATTCTCCGTTAATTTATTTCCAGCAGAAATAACTTTAATGACTAAAAAAATTGGCAATTTGCCAAGTCAACAAGGTTCAAAAAAATATTATCCAAATGGCAGAGACGATATAAGAATATCTAGCCATCGGCCTAATAGTTCTTCAGGACTATTAAGATGGGCTAATAATAATAATACTGGAATAAGTGAATTTAAAGTTTGGAAAAATCAAGCAAATATGGGAGTTAAGCATCAGGGAGATCAAAGGACATATACCTCTGGGTCTGATGCGGTATTAGAGATACACTATGGTCTTCCAGGAAGAGATCCTTTTAGAACAGATAATGTTGGTAATTTATTTTTAAGGTTATTTGAAAAAACTAATTTTGGGTATTCTATTTTAAAAAGTGACGGTGGATTTAATGATAAAGTATTATTAAATAATTGTGGAACACAATCTAGCCCAAATTCAACTGGTAGAATAATTTATTTTGAAATACATAATAAAAATAGTGCAGGAGATCCTAATCAAATCGTCATCGGCATTTCAGATATAATGCGTATTATACCATTTATTGCTTCTACTAATATAGTACATCAAGATACTCCGCATGATGCAGCAGATACAGTCAACGTAATGAATCCAGGGGCCGCTGGAAAGTACGGCGCTGAAATATTAGATAATGCATCTTCTCCAAATTCATATTTATTTCCTTATACTGATGTAGTTACTAAATCTCTAGACAAATCGTTAAGTAGTTTCATAATTGATGAACAAACCGGACAGTTACATACCTTTAAAGATGGCGCTTATATAGGAAGTAAAGATTTTAATCTAAGTCCAGGAACTGATACTATTATGGAATTAGGATTTCAATTTAGAAATACATGGTGGGGCCCTGTCTATAATGTAAATCCAATTGGTGATCAGACATCTGCAATTCAAAGTAACATTGGCACTAGCTATCACCCAGATCCTGCAGTAACGTTTGATCCCCCAGTAGTCTATAACGGCGGATACGACGCCTCAGGCGGGAACCCTGCTCCAAATGGTTTTAGAAATTTTCTTGCAACTGAAGCAGAAAAATATGAAGCAAAGGTTGCTTTTTTAGCAAAAGATTGGGTTTATGATCCAGCTAAATTGATTAACGCAGCAAGAACAGCTACCAGTACTCCAGCTTTTGTTAATGATGGAATATTTAATTCCACTACCGGTAATACGAATCCTAATAACATTAACCCATTTATAGATCATAGTGTTGCGCCGAATACAAATGTAAGAGATTTTTACTTAAAAAATAGCGTATGGGGAACAGGGAAATTTTCTTGGCCACTCGCTGATCACTTAATATATTATAAAGAAGCATATAATCCAGCTACTAGCACAGGGGCAGTTACTAATTTAACAGGTGAAACTGATGAATATAAAAATGCTAGAGCTAGTTGGGCAGGAAGAGTAGCAACACATAAAGGAACTGATCACGGAATTAATAAAGCTAGGTCATATATTTTAAGAACTGGTGGAAGTGTAGTAAGTCATTCCACGGCAGGAGATATAACTTCTGTTATAGCAGGTTTATCTGATGGTAATTGTTTATTGTTAGAACCAGGTAATTATAGCATTACCGCTTCTCCAGGCGGTGCTTTTGGTGTTAACACTAGCGTACCAAAAACAGCTTTACCTAAAGGTACAGATAGTTTATCTACACCTTTTGGTATGAAAAATATTATGATATGCGGTAATACTAATGATATTGCAGCTGTACATATTAATTATGTAGCAAGTGGAAATAATTATGATGGAATTTCTCCTATATTTGGTCCGAATCAAGACGAAAATACAGAATTAGCATTTTTAACATTTAAGAAATTTATACAGACAAAGAAAAATGAAACCGTTGGAGAAACAGCATTATGTTATGCTTCAACTGGAGCAAAAGCATATAAAGTACATTTTGATTTTTCTGGTGCTGATCTTTTCAGTTGGTCGTGGGCTTTAATAAATAATAAGTTTAAGCCAGGTACCCGAAATGTGTTTGAAAAATGTGTGTTTTCAAACTATAAGAATTTAAAAGATGAAGAAGATTATTATAGTGGCATACCATATGCGAACGCTAAAGTTATAGATCCAATATTTTCTAAGGGAAGCGGTATTTCTAATCAAATTCTTGATGGTATAGATCAGCCGAAATTTGACCATACTGAGCTAGAACCTTGGTGGAATACTAACGATTTTAGTTCAATTAATGATTCAAATTTTGTAACTTCACCATTTAAAGGTCATATGAAAGATTTTCATTTATTTAATGATATTGCTGATAATAGAATTTCTAGCGGTAAAGCTGGTGGCTGGAATGTAGTGAACTCAGGAATTAATTTTCATCAACAACTTGACTCATATGTAGTTTATTCATATATTAGATCTCCTAATAGTGGCTCAAGAATTGGACTTCCAGATGATAGTTATGCTTCTTTTCATATTAATAACTGGAATAATGATTTATCTGGTCTCGCTTCAAAAGATTCTTCATTACAAATAATGGGTGGAATCCAAGCAAAAGGCGGTGGGGAACTTAAAGGTGGACCATTACTTTCTTTTGATACGTTAGGTCAGATGGTTGTAGCTAAGAATGTAAACTACAATTATACTGTAGACCAACGTGAATTACTGACAATTCATGCTCAAGATTCTACTTCATTAGCATATGGAAGAAGCGTGAAATGGGTTCATAATGCAATAGTGGTTGAGCAAGATAAAATAAGATTATGGAAAGACGGGGTGCAGATTGACAGTGCTGGAGGCCGAGCTCCATATGGACCATTTATGACCACTCACCTTCCAATAAAAAATTCTAAATTATTTATTGGAGCTGGAAATCAAGTTAAAGGTAGACCATTCAATGATATACCTAAAATAGCTGGAAGTGAACCTAATTTATTTAGAACATATCAAGGTAATATAAAAGATTTTAGAATACAAACCGGAATACAATTTACTGGTGATAGTTTTAATTTAGCTATTACTGATCAAATCACAGCAGTAGGTAATACATTTGCTTTTAATACTATTGCAACTATACCTGGTGTTATACCAAATTCGGGTGTAAGTATTTTTAATCCTATTAGTAAGATAAAAAAAGATACTATTACAGGTGACATAGTAAGAGGTTTTGAATGGAGTCCATATCAGGTTGGAGCAGCATCTATAGAATGGTTTAAGGTTGGAGTTATTAATACAAATAATATAGATTTTAATGCGGATAGTGTAGTAAATAAAACTGATAATGCATTAGATGGTTTGGGTTTAGACATAGATGACGACTCATACGGTTTCTTACATATTAGAAGATCTGATAGCGATTATCCAAGTTGGGAAGAGCTAAAAGAATCTGGAGAAATTGGATACATACCAGGTTTACAATTAAAGCTTAGCATATATAACAAAGATGATAATTTGCAACCTATTGATTGGCAAATAGAAACTTCACAGCTTTTTGAACCAATAGTTGAAACTATTCGAGATAGTACAGACGATTATACTAATTTCTATTTTAATGATTATTTTAGCTCGACTGACTCTTTTGCTTCTAGACCTACGAACGCGTTTTCAACTATTACTGGAAAGAATAAAATTACAAATGAAATGCCAGTATTATATGTAAATGCTGATGGGTTGAAAATGCCCGGTGAGGAAGTAATAATCAATACTGCATATAATAGAAATGAGTTTAATATAGTGAGCACTTCAAACCAATCAGTATTAAGACTTATGTCTATGGATCAAATAGTTCAAGGTGGATTTGGTGCAGAAGGAATTAGTAATTTTGACTCTTATGAAGAAGGCGGTCCATTCTTTGGTATTGCAGATAGTTTTGGAGATCTATTATGAGTATTGTTGATATAGCAAAAGTCAAAGAAAATGGTGGAATAGTTTATTCTCAAAAAGAAAAACAAATTTATCAATATAGTAAATTATCTACTAGTTGGTTTTCAGTAGGAATAATTAATCCACAAAATATAAGTGGCAGTATAGGGCCTAATGGTTTAAATTTTGGTTATGATTCAACTTTTGATACTTTAAAAAGATCAATGTCAACTGGAATAAATTTAACTGGTGTTGATAGCGATGGAAATACTATTACTTGGACACATACTGTTGAAGGGGCAATAAAAACTGTTGTAGCTAGTCCGGATGATATTATAGTAGATGTTAGTGGTACTTCTCCAAGTTTTGATTTAATTCCTAGAAAGAATTTTGGAGATACTTCATTATCAAATGAAATTATATTTAATGGTGTAATTAACGTGTCTGGAGTAGATTCAGCTCCTAAATTTAAAGAAATTAATTCTTTACCATCCATCAATGCCGGATTTACTGCTGATTCATTAGATGAATTAAGATTAAGAAATAATTTTATAGATAATCTTGAAATAAAATATTTTTATAATTGGGAACAAACAACTATTTCTAATTTTAATCATGATAAAGCAATAGAGCTTTCTACATTTACAGTTCCAGATGTACAATTTTTAGAAATTAAAGATGCGCTAAGAACTACTGATCAATACGTTGATATGCAAATTTCCACAGGAAGTTCGGCTGGGTCAATTATCTTTTTATTGGATGATAATCAAAATAGGCTATTATCTTATCCCATGACTAATCCATATTCGTTAAGAGAAATTGATCACTCACAGGAAAAAATATTAAATTTAAAGAATGATAGCTGGAATGCTGAAAATCCATCGGCATTTAAATTTAATAACACTGGTTATAGATTATTTATTTTAGATAAAACATTAAATCAAATAGCAGAATATTGGTTACTTACACCATGGGATATAAACACTGCTATTAGAAAAGACAATTTTAAAACTAATACAACTGAATTAAAAAATATTGAAGATACTTATGTAAGTCCTGATGGAAAATATTATTACACATTAGAAACACCGGTTATAAATCTTGAAGGTGATGGTGGGAACAAAACTTTCGAAGGTAGTAAAGGCATGCCTAAAGTTGTTGATGCTGGTACAATCAAAAGATATACTTTATATGATCCTGGGCAGATACACACACTATCAGTTGATTCAAATGCTATAACAAAATCTTTTGAAACAGGATTTTACACACACACTTTTGCTGAAGATGAAGCGCTGTTGACCACTGCAGCACTAGGGATAACTACAGCAGGTGCAAGTATAAAAAGCATTTTCAACTACGCCGATCCCTACACATACATAGCTACATTTGAACATTATGGTTTGCCTCAATCTATGTGCTTTAATTATGATGGAACTAAAATGTATACTGGTGAAGCTATAGCAGCGTTTGACGGAAAATTTAGACAATATACTCTAACGTCGCCTTGGGATATTAGTACTGCAGTTGCATTTGATTCTGCAACACATGAAATAGGCACTAAAATGAATAATCTATCCATAGAAGATCCAAGTCCTGATTTTGGAGTAGATATATCGCAATCAGATGGATTTGCAACTAGAAGACCGCATGGACCTGAGTCTATAAGATTCAATCCAGATGGAAATAAATTTTATGTATTAAATAAAAAATTAAATCAAATTTATCAATATAATTTAAACATAACAATTGATTCTGATTTATTCAGTATATCAAAATTAACTCAGCCTATCACATCTTTAAGTAAAGAAATTAGTGATGGAGGATGGGATTTAAAAATAGAATTAAATTCTTTAGGTTCTTCTACATCTAAAATTGGACAAGATCTTGGAACATTCAATACTATTAATATTATAGACTCAAGTCAAATGATAGTAGCCGGAGATAAGTATTTACATACGGTTCAATTGAATCAATTTAATTTAGTATCTAGTCTTATACAATCTGATGCTAATGTAAGTATGGATTCTTCAAATTCTATTATTGGGGTTAATATTGTCGAAGACAAAATATTAGTTCATAACGATAGTGGAACAATTAATCAATGGAAGATGACAACAACAAATGATCCCTCAACTGCAGTAAGAGAACACACAAATAAAATTAAAACATTAAATGTTGGAGCAGATGGATACATTATTGACGTAAGTGGTTTAGCAATCGACAGTGATCGATCTAAATTTTACATAGCAAGAAATTCTGGATTTGAAATACACAAGTATAGTTTTAATGCTAATGCTGGTGTTTCTAGTATGTCTCTTGATAGTATATGGGAAGAGGACTCTTTAGGAGTCCTCGGGATGTCTGGACTGAATTTAAGAAATAACACTTTAAATTTTTCTAGTGAAAATAAAATACGTGAAATAGATATCAATCATAATAGACTTAATAGTAGTGTGTTAGATTCTGCTATTTTAACTCTTGCATCTCCATCTCAAGCCGCAGCATTTGGTGTGGATTGGAATGGCGATGGTATTGAATTAATTACTACTGGAAGATCTGATTTATCTTCGACTTCAACAAGTACGGTTCAAAGCTTTGCTGTTAAAAATAATTATAGCATTAAAAGTGTATAAATAGAGTTAACTAAGTAAATAGGATTCAAAGTATGTCGACTAAAGGTAGATCATTAGCTAATTTAACGCCGCATGGATCTTGGATTCCAGATGCTGATTCTGCGTATGATTTAGGGTCATCGACAAAGAAATGGAAATCACTTCATTTGAGTGGTAGTACAATATTTTTAGGAGATAGTGGATCTATTTCAGCAGGTACCGGAGGATCAATCTCTTTACCCGCAATTAGTATTGGTACTGGTGCGAATACTATTAAATTAGAAGCATCTGCGTCTGGTAAACTTGAAACTAAATCTACGGTTGGTGGTGTTGAACAGGCATCAAAACCTGCAGTTGAGCAAATTGAACAACTTGACAATGTCGATTTAACTATTGCGCCAGAAGTATTAGAAATTCAAGTAGCTGATCCAACAGCTGGACATGGCACGGCTTGGATATGGACATGGTTAACAAGTTCTCTTCCTTATGCAAGAACTTCTATTACAAATGCAGTGCAAACAAATGTTCCTCTTTATATGCAAGGTACATATCAAATTAATAACTTTGCAAATACTCAATATGGAAGTATGACACAACGTCATGATTTTAAATTAAAATGGATTGAAGGCGCCGGTGATCAAAATTTAGTAAGTTGGCCAACAACTACGACAGTGAATCATACACATGCAAGTATTAATGGCGGTTCGTCTACTTCAGTACAAAGATTAGCGTTTACAGTGCCATCAAGTATTACACCACCAACTTTGACTGCTCCAACAGTGGCATACACTGTAGCTTCTGGTTCTGGTGTATATACATTTAGCGGAACACGATCAGGAGATAATCCAGAAATAGGCCCGCTGCGTAGAGGCGGTACCTATACATTCAATTTGACTGCAACTGGCCATCCTTTTTACTTGACAACAGATAATGGAACAAATTATGTTTCTGGATCTTATGTCGGAGAATATACGACTGGTGTAACTGGTTCAAGAAATCAAACCGGAGCATTAGTAATTACTGTTCCTGCCGGCGCACCTGATACTTTATACTATCAATGCGGAATTCACTCTTCAATGCGTGGAACAATTGTTATAAAAGATTTAGCAGTAGAAACCAATACAAATGGCAACTATGTAATTTACGGCCAGCATGATCAAGAAAATCATTCTAACGCGATTGAATTAAGACCTATTCCTTCTTTAGTTAATCAAATGTGTATTGTATATGATGCAACAAATAGTAAATTTGTTCCTCAAGATATGGCAACGTATGTAGAAAATACACCTTCATTTAAGAATAAAATTAAAGAAGTTGCTGGTACTGCAACATTAGTTGCTCCGGATGGAACATCATTAGTCGCTTCGGTAAGCATTTATGCGGACGCTACGTATCTTCCAGCGATTGGTAATGTTAATGGCGACTTAGCTTTTGCAGAAAATACTAGTACGTTACATATTTTTAAAACCGGTACGGGCTGGCAAGTAGCAACAGTATCTTCAGGTTTTACAAATCTAGTTCAAAATGGAGCTTTGACAGTTACAACTGGAACTAAAAGATGGTACGCTCCAAAAGCAGTGACTATAAGTAAAATTGTAGCAAGAGTAAATACAGCTCCGGTAGGAGCAGCTATAAATATAACAGTAAAGAAGAATGGCTCATCCGGAGCGACTTTAGTAATTGCTGATGGTGGAACAAAGATTATAAATAGTTCGCCGAGTATAACATTAGCAGAAGATGATTATTTAACAGTAGATATAACTCAAGTCGGAAGTGGCACCGCTGGATCTGATCTTACTGTTACGTTTACATATATATAAATAGAATAAAGTGGAGTCAATATGCAATTTACAAAAACACATGAATATGTGACAAATCAATTGCAGTAACTCATATAATTAGGAGAAAACACGTCATGCCTACAGCATTTTCGGTTAGAAGTCGCGATCTAGAACAAGATACAGAACAATATATTATAACAAACTATACTTGTGAATTAGATAGCAATACAATCAAAGTAAGAGACTCAGACAGTAATATTCTTTGGCTTCAGCCTCATGATTTTAATCTAGACGGAAGTATTCGTGAATGGAGTGCAGAAAACGAAGGCGTATCAGCATTTCAAGAAAATAACAGTCATACACCCGAATAGGAGAAATAAATGGCAAAGATTTTAGATTATCGAGGACAAAACCAAGTTCCGATTTTAATAGAAGATCCTAGAGCAACCAACGATGGATTTTATTTATATGGTGAAAAATATGATAAGAATACACTTGCACCAGAATTAAATAAAAAAATTAACTTTGGCCGTGCAGGCGAAGAGTATCGTGTAGCCATTTATCATGACAATCAACTTATAGCTACTGACAACCAAGCAGTGAAATTTGGAGCGCGATTACAGTTACGAAAAATGACAACTTCTACTTCATGTTTTCCACAAACATCAACTGGAAATACAATTGCAAATGTACAGGATTTTAATCCTTGGAACACTCAAGATACTACATACGAAAAAGGAAGAATTGTTGAAGTTACTAATGGAACAGACAAAACCGTTGATATGAATTGGCGGAATACTACATATGATGATGGAGGCGGGCAATACTGGAGTACTATAAGTGATACTAGCTATCTACATGAACAAGGATCAGTTTCCGATCATAACAAAGCAGGATTTAATGATGTTTGGTGGCATGGAGAAACCGAAACTAATACTGGCACAAGCGGTGTTGGCAATTACAGTACTAGCTCATATCAATATCCAAATTCGGCTTGGATGACAATGGGATACGGCCAATGGCCTGGAAATGCCACTTCAAGGACTCAAAGTACTACAAATATTGGATCTTATTGGCATGCTCAACATCTTGGAAAATCATCTGTAAGTGGTAAACATTTATATTCTACAACCAAGAAACAAGATGCTGCTGCATCAACTATAAACAAAGTTGAGGAAGTTAGTTGGAATAGTAGCACCTGTACTGTTACTACAAAGGCAAACTTTACTGCGGCGCCTGGTTCAACTGGGTCGTCACCCGGTGGTGTCAACATGAATAGTAAATGGTATAATCGTGCAAGTTCACGAACATTTACTGATCCTAGAGATGCTGACAAAAAATTATTTTATTCTCCATATTTTGACACTGCTTATAATTTCCATCCATTTATTATAGGATGGGATACCACCGACGATACATTTACAAGAGAAACTGATATTACTGTAACTGGTGGTCATAGCTCAACTCATTTTGACGGAGGCAATGTTTATAGTCACAATCTTACTTATGGCGGTACCACAATCTATAACGAAACTTTTGTTTCTGGTGGTACAAGATATATCACATTTATGTACCTTGAAAGAGGAACTAGGCTAGATACTACATCAAATTTAAGAACTTGGTGCACATACTCTATTGGAGGTTCTGATCCTAAGGCTCTTACGCATCATAGCACTGCAACTATTCCTAAAACTGCAAATAACATAGTATGGTTAAATGATTCGAGAACTTTGTTGGGAGTTATGTGTGTAGGAGCTACATATATATACGCATTTACTTCTGGAGGTGGCTGGGCATTGGCTACTAGTATTACTGAAAACGTATACGATATGGGCCGAGATTCGTTAGATAGAATATGGTATACTACTCGTTCATCAACTTTTGCGGGTGGTCTAAGATGTTACCTTAATTTATTAACTCCAACATTGCCAGTTACTATTACACTAGTTCCAGCAAGTACAGCATACACATATGCTGGATCAAATGTTGCAACATCTGTTACTGTGTCAGCACTTAATCCTTCAGGCGTGAGAATTGCTACAAGTGTTAAGCTGGTTATTGAAGGAAGTTCAATGACATTTGCAGATGGATCAACGGTTAAAACTGTAACTACGCTAACCTCTGGCGATTTGACAGTGAATACCCTAGTTACTGGTGCTGGATATAATAACATGAGTGCTAGTGTAGAGATATAAATTATGACTAGTATTCCAGTAGATATTTCAGTTACAGAAGTAGCAATGCCTGTTGAGCGGGCTCCAAAAACTGTAAACGACTATCCGTTAGATTTTCGAGCTTCAGATTTACTGGAATTTAAAATTAAAAATGGCAAGACAAATACATTTGTTAAAATTGCATCTGTTGAAATTAAAGCAGGACTTCCAGAAGATGTATTAGTTGGCGGAAGTTCAACTTATACCGACTCTGAAGAATGGCGCTTCCGTCGATTTGGAGACAAAACTGCAAGATTTATTCGTTTAGCACAGCTAAGATATGTAATAAAAGGCGATACTGCAGCTAGAGCCAATGCGCCATTTGGCAATGAATCTTCAGTTAATCCTATATTTGCTTCTGAAAAAACTACATTTATAGAAAAACATTCAATTGATTTTTCCGGCGGCACGATTTCATATCCAAGTACTGCACATGCTAGTGGTACTGGTGATTTTACTTATGAAATGTGGATTAATTTTGATACTACATCAGGCGATCAAGCAATATATGATGCTCGTAGTGCAGCCAATAGTGTTACTCCTGCCCTTTATTGGAATCCGTCAAGTAGTCTTCAATTTTATTGGTATATATCAGCCGGAACCCGTATGAAAACTACTTCGTCTGTGGTTGCTGGTACATGGTATCATATTGCTATAGTAAGAAATTCAGGAACTTCGACTATATACAAAAACGGTGTTGCCGAAGGTACATTTAGTGATACGTATAATTATGCACCCTATGCTGGTCGACTTGGTGCGAGAGGCCAATATAGTAGTGCAGCATATCTTTTTAATGGTAAAATGTCAAATATTAGATTTAGTGACAATGCAAGATATACTGCAAACTTTACACCATCATCTGCAAATTTTACCACAGACTCAAATACATTATTATTAACAGGCAACTCAGACAACGAAGGCGCAATTACTGACTTATCATCAAATTCGCTTAGTATCAGTGGAGTAGGAAGTGTTGAACTTGTAACCGACACTCCATTTGGAGGAGGAGCAGTACCGCAGAGTCCAATGATTGCACTTGACGACGGATCTTATTTGAATAGTTATAGTAACGGTGTTGGAAGTAATCGATTTATAAAAATACCTGTTAATCCTAGGTATGATCATCTTACTGTTGCAATTGGAAAAGAGTACGGTTCAAATGTTACTACTGTATGTAATGCAGTAAGTAAGGAATTTTTAATAATAGGACAGTCTGGTTATTTTAACAGAGACGGAGTTGAAACATTTGAATATGTTAAAGATCGAGGTTCAAGTTTTAGAAAAAGAGTTGACAATGACCCTGGTGTTGTATTAGCTACTGCTACTGGTGGTGCCGCAGCACCTACTGGAGCTGAAGCGCAATCATGGTCTGATGGATGATTTAATAATATGTTGAGATAAAAAACTATATAAATAGTACAAAGACTATTTAAATAGGATGTCAATATGGCTATAGTAACCACACGAACTGAATTAGAGGAATATTGTTTACGTAAATTAGGTTCTCCTGTAATTGATATTAATGTTGCGGATGAACAAATCGACGATAGAATCGATGAAGCGCTAGAAGTATATCAAGAATATCACTCAGATGCTACAGTCAAAACTTATTTTAAACATTTAGTTACTGCGACTGATGTTACAAACAAATATATTCCAGTTGCAAATAATATTATATTTGTGACTCATTTGTTTCCTATTCGAGTTGGTTCGTCAAGTGGCGCTGGAATGTTTGACATTAAGTACCAAATGATGCTTAATGATATGGTTAATTTAAATAATTTTACTGGTGGTTTAGACTATTTTGTACAAATGAAACAGTATTTAGATCTTATTAATATGACTCTAAATGGAACTCCTCAAGTATCATATCAGCGTAGACAAAATAGATTACAAATATTTGGTGACTTTTCAGATAAAGATATTCAGGCAGGTGATTATCTTGTAGCTGAATGTTATGCGCTTGTAGATCCAGAATCAACATCTGGAACTAAATCAATTTACAATGATTTGTGGTTAAAATCATATGCAGCATCTCTTATTAAAAGGCAATGGGGTTCAAACCTTATGAAATTTGAGGGTATGACACTTCCAGGCGGAGTAATGCTAAATGGTAGACAGATATACGATGATGCTAATATTGAAATACAAGCTGCTGAAGAAAAACTAAGACTCGAGTTTGAATTACCAATTGATTTTTATGTAGGATAATTTATGGCAAAGAATCTATTTTTTGCTGATAAACCGGCAAATGAACAAAATTTATACGAAGACATAATCATAGAATCGTTAAAGATCTATGGTCAAGACGTTTACTATATGCCACGTGAAATAGTAAATGAGGATAAAATTTTTGGTGAAGATGTTCCATCTAAATTTTCAACCGCTTATAAAATTGAAATGTATATTGAAAATCAACAAGGCTTTGATGGAGAAGGAGATCTCTTTACAAAGTTTGGTGTTGAAATTCGAGACGCAGCTAATTTCGTAGTATCACGAAGAAGATGGCGTCATACTGTCGAGCAAAACTCAAATACAATTACTGGTGATAGACCAAGAGAAGGTGATGTATTATATCTTCCTCTTTCTAATTCAATGTTTGAAATTATGCATGTCGAACATGAGCAACCGTTTTATCAGCTAAATAATGTCCCAACATATAATTTACGTTGTGAGTTGTTTGTATATAGTGGAGAAGATCTTGATACTGGAATTGAAACAATTGATGGTATTGAAAATGATGCAGCAAATATCACAATTCTTCTTGATTCAGCAAGAGATCAAAATGGTACACTAAAATCAGATACACTAGCTGATGAAGGCGGTGTTGATTTTTGGGTCGGTGAAACTGTATATCAAATCGATTCATCACTTATATCTATTACTGGAAAACATCCTAGAATATTGGGTGAAGTTATTGAATATAGACCGGATATTAAAACACTAACACTTGGCCATATTGGCGTAGATAGCGCACTTGATTCTACTGGCGCGGGAGTAACTGGATTAATTGGATTTACTGTTGGTAAGAAAGTTGTAAATGATAGAGTTCATGATCAAGGCATATTCCCATTCAATGCATTCTATGGAAGAAATGTAGATTCAAATACGTTCCTATATCCTAGAGTTCGAACTATTCTTTCAATCAATGAAGACACTGGTTATCTTTCAGCACAAAACGATATATTTGATGCTAACTCAACAGCGTCTATAGACTTTTTAGATTTTTCTGAAGGTAACCCATTTGGTGATGCAGAGGATCCATAATGTTTCAATATTTTTATCACGAAAGAATTAGAAAAGCTGTTGCTACATTTGGCACAATATTTAACGATATTCATGTTCAAAGGACTGCACAAAATGGTTCTATAATAGACCAAACAAAAGTGCCTTTAGCGTATGCGCCGAAAGACAAATATTTAGAAAGAATCAGAGAAAATCCATCTCTAATTGACAATACTAAAGTGGCTTTAAAGTTACCAAGAATGTCTTTTGAAATTACTTCATTAGCTTATGATCCAGAAAGAATTCTTCCAAAAAATAATAATTATAATAAAGCATATGGTGCAAGTACTACTCATTCAAATAAAATATATTCACCAGCTCCATATACTATATTTTTCTCATTGAACATCTATGCTAAATTACAAGATGATGCTCTTCAAATTGTTGAACAAATAATTCCGTATTTTAATCCACAGTATACTTTAACTCTTAAACCACTTTCCGGATTTGAAGATATAAAAGAAGATGTTCCAATTACATTGCAATCAGTATCATTTCAAGATGATTTCGAAGGATCGCTAGAACAAAGAAGAACTATAATTTATACTCTTGATTTTGGAATGAGAGTTAATTTTCATGGTCCAATTCGTCAAAGTAAAATTATTAAGAAAACTACAACCGATGTTTATATAGACAAAACCACATTATTAACTTCTGGAGGGGATTCTGATGGTTTATATGTTAAACAAATTACTACGCCTAACCCAGCAAATGCTCAACCATTTAGTGATTTTGGATTTACAACTGTTACAGAATATTACGGAGATTCATCACAATGAAAACATATTTTCAATTAAGAGAAGAACTTAATGAAGGCAAAATAGGTAAAGCTATTGGCACAGGGATTGGTACGGCTGTTGGTGGATTAGGTGGAGCAATTGCTGGTGGCACTGCAGGTGGCTTGGTTGCTCCTGGAATTGGTAATGCTATTGGATTTGGCGCGGGCGGTGTTGCAGGTGGAAATGTTGGTGGAAATGTTGGAGGAAAAATTGGTGACTTTATTACTGGTGATGGAAAACGTGGTGAAAGAGCGGTAAACGCAACCGGAAGAGGAATTAAAAAAGTAGCAACTAGCGTTGGTCGTGCTGGTATGGAAGCAATGAAACCTACACCACCTTCATCAGTAGTTCATCCAGATCATGGTAAAGTTATGACAACTTCTACTGGAAATAAAGTTTTAAGAGGTGTTGATGGTAAACCAACAACTATTTCTCATGATAATTCTGATTTTAAGCAACATGTAGCAATAGTAAAAAATGCTGCAAAAAGAGCGACTAATGATTGGAGAACTCAGCAAACAGCTCAAAGAAAAGCGGCGGCGCCGGCAGTACGAGTACAGGCTGTTAGAAATATGTATAAAAATGCACGTTCAGCTGTAACTGGTCGACCAACGCCGTAAATAAATATAAAGGAATTAGTAATGTTATCATTTAAAAAATATTCTACAGAATCGGTTATTGGTGGCGTAATGGATCCTTATGGCAGAAATCAACCACCAAATGTTACTGCAAATAAATCTAAGAAAGCGCGAGATGTGCAACCAGATAGAATTGATATATCACAAGCTGCTCGTGACCATATGAATAAAATGAAAAGCGGACCAACAGGACCAGAAAATTCTATGGCTGGTTTAATTGGCGGAACAAGAAAAGCTAAATAAATGAGCGATTGGAAAAAATCAGACAATTTACCAGAAGATGACTTCGATTATTCTCGTAGAACTTATTACGATTTAATCGAAAAGGGCCAGGCCGCGCTTGAAGATATGATTGAAGTAGCTCGAGCTTTGGAACATCCAAGAGCCTTTGAAGTTGTGTCTGGTATGATTAAAAATGTTTCAGATGTAAATGACCGCCTAATGGATTTACATAAGAAGAAAAAATCATATGATCAAAAAGACGTACTTCAGGTAACAGCGCCAGAAGGTACAACAAATAATTTATTCGTAG